CGGGAGGCATCTCGTACACGCTCTGCCCCGGCGTCGTGTAGAAGCTGTAGTAGGTGAAGTATTCCATGGGGGCGTAGTCTTCGATCACCTGTAGGGCGAAGTCCACGCAGTTCTCAAGCTGCTGGTCGTCCAGCTCCAAGGGGAGTACGGGGGCGCCCAGCATGGTTAGCACGTAGTCCTTGATCTGTTCTCGCACTTTGTCCCTGTAGCGCCTTGCCCCCACCCGGTCGAGCGGCTCCGTTGGACCGAGGTCGTTGCAACCCTGTCCGCAGGAGAGCTGGTTGAACTGGTCTTGTGTGGGCCTGGGGATGTAGAGGACGTTGCTGTTCATATTTTGACCCGAAAAATGCGTGTTTGGTGATTTATATATCCTGTGAGAGGCCGGTATTGGGTTTCGGCCAAGTAAAAGGACTAACATGGCATCTTCTTTCAGGGAATTCCTTCTATCGAGCCTTGGCGGCGACGGAATGTCGGGCCTGTTCCAGAGGAAATACTTGCGAAACATGCAAGAGATGGCGCTGCACGGGTACGTGCCTCGCGCCCCGGTCCACATCGATCAAGATGACATCGAGTTCATGAGGCAGTTCCCCCATGAGTTCTGGCCGCAGGCGCTCGCAGACCGCTACGAGATGCTCTTCAAGAGCATCAAGGCGCTGCACGACATGAAGGTGGCCATGGGCTACGAGCAGTTGCGCGACGCCATCTACCAGGCTCTGCGATACCAGACAGAGTCAGCGTGGAAGAACCTCCACAAGCTTGAAGACCACATCAAGCTGCCCAAGACCTACGTCAACTCGCTCAAGACTCGATACCAAGAGTCATACACGAGGGATAAGTCCGACAGCGCCCTTGTGAACATCGCAGACAAGGAAGCGCACGACCACATCAAGCAGAGGACTCCTCACATCCCCGGGGATCAGGAGGAGGCAGACTTCACCTTCAGGGACACCAGCTTCGACCCAGCAACTGGCAAGAAGAGGAGCAACAGGACAAGGGAGACGATAACCTTCGTCGCCAAGCCATTCCTCAACAGGCTCTACCACAAGCTGGAGACCACGGAAGGCGACCCCCACCACCCCGAGTCGGGCTTGGAGGGCACTGGCCGGTACGGATTCGACATGCGGAACCCAATCGAGTCATCCGACAAGGACGTACACAGCCATAGCACTGCGGGCATGAGGTTTCCCACAGCCAAGCAGATTCGGGACAGGGTCCGAAGCTTCCTCGTTCTCAACAGCCACAGAATGTTCGGCGACATAAAAGACCCTGACGTCAAGTGGATGAAGGGCGACGGCAAGGACACATTCACCGTCGACCAGGTCAAGGACAAGCTGGAGGCCAAGCACAGGAACCAACTGCTTAAAGCCGTCCAGCAAAGCCCTGAACTACAGGCGCAGTTCCCCACCGGCTCCGAGGTGCAGAAGGAGGCAAACCGAAGGGCGACCGAAGAAATCAAAGAGCTGATCAAGGCAGGTAAACTCATGGGGCCAGAGGCTCCTGGGCTCCAGGGCCACGAGAGATCCCCCAAGCTGACCCCGACAGGAGGGATAGAGAAGCCCAACCTTGTGTTGCCCTACAAGGAGGAAACTGTCCGGGTGAAGGACAAGGACGGCAAGGTCAAGGAGGTCAAGAGGTGGATACCGGTCGTCAAGGACGCGCACCTCTACCGCCAGATGAACGATTCCGACTTCGTGACGGAGAAATACATCGACGAGAACGGCAAGGAGCAGACTAGGCGCGTTCCCAAGAACCCTGACAGGGTCACCGGCCACAACAAGGACTTCATCAAGGTGGACGACGAGGAGTTCCAGTACGGCGACCCGAAGGGGATTGGGGCGCAGGGCTCCCTTCACCTGAACCACCGCACCGAGTCTATCAAGCACCTGGTGGCGCACACCCCCGAGTTCAACCAGCGATACAAAGAGGTCATCGAGTCGCAGCAGCAAGTGGTTTACTCTGGCGGGTCGATACAGCCCGCCGAGAACTCTGGCATTTACTTGGACTTCCTGAAGGGGGTGCTGAACTGCATACGCAGCAACAGCTGCGGCGGAAAGACCGACTTTGAGAACGCCCTCATGATGCAGAGCGTTGTGGAGCTGCACCAGCTAGTATTCCAGACGGCGGTCAACGAGCTGGACAACGAAAAGTTGAACACACCACAGTCCAGAACCTCTTACGCCAAGGACAAGACCAACCTCTACGCCCAGGACAACTGGGGAGGCGGAACGAGGCGGAAGCGCGCATTCACGGATGAGGCAAGGCGTTCGGCGGGTCAGGCCTCCACACGAATTCAGTCTGCGACGGCGCCCAACAAGCTCCAGGCCTTCAGGGACATGATGAAGGAAATCCAAGCACTGCGGCAGAGGGCTCATGAGGTTGAGTCCAGCAGCGACACGGCAATCCAGGCCAGTCGCGAGGACATAGGATCCGCCGTCGTCGGCCGCCTGAAGCAGATTGTGATCGAAAAGAACAACATCGCAGAGGAGGCGGCTGACATCCTCGCTGCGATCCAGCTCTACATCAACGGCGGCTCCAAGGAGGACGCGACCGAGTACGGCAAGTCGCAGGTCAAGAGCTGGGTCGAGGACGGCCTTGACAGCGAGATGATGATCGCCTCGCTTCAAAACCACCCCCTTGTCAAGCAAGCCCTCGCCGAGATTCGCGCGAGGGGCGGCGACGCTGAAATAGTCCCGACCACCAAGGTCAAGCCAGGACTAGAAGATGAGCAGGCGACGGCCATCAAGAAGGCGGAGGAAGCCTATCAGAGCGAACTCGCAAGGGTTTCCGGCGACGCAGGCGACCCGCAGATCGCCCAGAAATTCGGCGCAGCCCCTGGGAAGCTGAGCAAATTCGTCAACGAGGACCTGCGGAAGGCCCTCTCCGACGAGATCCAGTGGCTTCGCGCCACCGACAAGACAACCTTGGACGACATGAACTCAATACTCGCAGCCGCCCAGCTGCACCTGAGCCAGAAGATGGCGGCCATAAGACCCATGAGGCCGCAGCCCAGAAAGATGGGCCAGCCGTCTGGGGGCTGGTTCGACATACGCAGGGAGCAGTCCCCAGAGGCGCAGTTCCAGCTGGCGATGAACAAGGACTACCACAGGTTCGCCACGCCGAGCATGCTCAAGCGGATTCACGACTTCATCAAGTCGCACCAGTCGGATTACGACCCGGAGGACTTCAGGAACGCTCTCTCCTCCATACAGTCCTCGATGACACAGAGAGGCATCCAGCATGGCTAGTTGGCTTGACGTGATGGCTAACCCCAAGGGGCACGCCCTTAAGAGGGTGATGTTCCAGCTTCTCCAGGAGAGGTACACAAGGAACGAGCCTATCGTTGATAGGCTCGGCTCCGCCCTCATGACCGAGTCGGACTACCAAGGGTTCATGAAGCTATTGACGGACGTCTATGAGGCAGGCTACATGAAGAGCGTTGCGGACCACAGCGAGCAACTCAAGAAGGCCGGCCTCGTGGCGCGAGTGGTACCGCCCGGTCAGGCCTGAAAAGATGGCTGCTTCTCCGAAGGTATGCACTGGTAAAGGACTCCCATCGCCTTCGGCTCCTTAGTCCTCACCCTCCACCAGCGCTTGCTGTTCACCTTCGGGTAGACGATGGAGTCCAGAGAAACCTGGGCGTCAGTCCAAAACTCCATTCCGATGTCTGTTTCCGATATGACCACGCCCTCGAAGCTGTACTGCTCGCCGTACTTGACCGTCTTGTAAACCTCGCCGTAGAGGCTGTCGGTCTTCATTGTCGTTGTCGCAGGCAGACAGTGTATGAAAACCTTGTTTATCTGCGCCTCGGCCTCCTCCTCTTCGCGCTTTACATCCCGATGGACTTCCGGAGTCCTTTCCGAGGGGTTTTCATCAGCCCCCTCGCTACGCTGCTTCTTGGCGGGCGGCGGCACCACGATTCTTATCTTCTCGGGCTTTGTTGACTCGAGCTCCTCCACAAATGACGGCTGGACGAGCGGAGAATTGATTATCGGCTCCTCCGGCTCCGCTTGAATAGGAGGCTCGGGCGGGGAAGTCTTCGTCAGGTTAGAGAAGCGGTCTGTACTCCACTTCATGTTGTGCAACTTGAAGTCGCTCCAGACCGACTGCGTCTTCATGGCAGGGTTCGGTCCAGAGAGCCTGTAAACAGAGCCGTCTTTGTTCTTAAGGGCCATGCCACCTATTTACCCGCCAAATTCGCAAAAAAACGAGATATATAACTTTGCAACCGTAACGATGGAGAAGCCATGTCTTTGATTGTTCCCAACACAGCAGAGCTCTTGATGCTCAAGTACATCGTCAACCAGCTCAAGGCCGATGGGACAGCCTCTGGGGACGCAGGTGGCAACAGGGTCATCAAGCTTTACACCAACAACCTAACGCCTAGCGAGGCGACGGTCATTGGCGACATAGACGAGGCCACGCAGGCCGGTTACACGGCCATCACCTTGGTTGGCTCCGACTGGACGGTGGCGACTAACAGCCTCGGCGTTAGCACGGCTCAATACAGCGCGCAAACTTTCACCTTCACCACCGCAGTCACTTGCTATGGCTACTTCGTCACCGACACTTCAAACAGACTACTTTGGCTGGAAAGATTTTCCACGGCTCCATTTGCCCTGCCATCGCCGGGCGGTGAGATCGCAATAACGCCAACACTAACACTTGAGTAATAACGAGGGCGGACAATAACTGTCCGCCCTCCTCATTTATCGTGAGCTTCGGGCGAAGAAACACAAGAAAAAAACTATAGAACCGAGTAGATATTTGATCGAGGTGTTACATGAGCGACTTCAAGATTTGGCTTAACGATATTGAATTCTCGCAATTTGCAGAGAACATTCTGGCGCTGGTCCGCAACCCCAAGCTGGCGATGATCAGCGAGGAGTCGACGAATGACCTCATCACGGACTTGGTGTCTGGCAGCGGAAGCGAAAAGATCGACCTATCGACCACGCCCGTCGATTTCGCCCAAGCGATCAAGAATGTTGTAATGTCGCAGCGGGACTCGCTCCCCAAGGGAGAGGATCCATCACACTTCGCAGACTCAATCGTCCACGACGTTATCCTCGACCTTCAGAACCCCACAAATGCCCTCACCAGGCTGATCGGAAGCAAGAGGCAGCAACTGGCCCACGACCCCGCCAAGTTCGCCAAGGAGGCACGCCAGCTGATCCTCAACACCCTTCGAAACAGGCTTGTTTCGGTGGTGAGGAAGGACTCTGGCACAAAGTACGTGGCCGACGAGTATTCCCGCCGCCTCAAGAAGGGCGACTTCTCGCTGTTCCCGGCTGAGTTGCGCGACGCAGCCAAGGCCAAGTACAGGGAAATGTTCGGGATTCCGGAGGACAGCCCAAGCTTCGACCCGGCCATCGTCGGCACGAAGACCCCCAAGTTTGAGGAAAAAGAGAAGCTCTTCATCGACTTCAAGTACGGCGATTATCAAAAGAGGCCAAAGATTGTCGGTGGACTACAAGGCGACGCGCACAAGGACGGCAGCGCAGGCGCCGGAGCAAATGTCGACGTGGGAGGAGCAGGGGCTGCAAGGCATGCCATGGAACCCGACGTTGGCGAGGAGGCTCGCATAGCAGAATTCTTTCAGAAGGTAGAGGACATAATCTCCGCCCAAATCAGGACCGAAAAGAGCGCCGCAAAGCTGCGCGTTCTTGAGGTAGCACAGAAGATGGTGAGAGCCAGAAACCTTAAAGACGCAGAAGGTAATGAGGTTTTTCCCGAACCCTCAGTAATATTGACAGGTATGTCAGCCAAGGAAATCGCTGCAAAGCTTGGCGTCGACGATAAAGATGTTTTTAATGCTAGGAATGAAGTACTCAAGCCTGCCATGGAAACAGCTGCTCGCGCCGCACTCAACATGTGATTCAAGGAGGATCATGGCACTCAAGAACTGCGACGGAACGCCCTACCAGCTTCGTGGTAGCGTGCAGATGTACGACCCGCTGGACAGGAGCCACGACCTGTTCAACCTTTGGGACCAGGAGGCGATCCGCAGGGGCGGCTCGCCGATCTACTACTACGAGGTGATCATAACCCCCAACATGATCGACCCGATCTACCTCGAGGCTCGGAACAAGCTCTTTTCCAACAACCCTGTTCAGCTTTGGTGCAACTACGAGCCTATACCATCTCAGAACCTCATCAACCAGTTCGGCATCGACGCGCCCGACGAGATGAAGTTCGAGCTGAACTACCGTGACGTGCTCAAATCCATAGGCCACCCGCCGAAGATAGGGTCTAGGCTCTTCACACCGCATCTGCGCGAGAACTGGGTCATAGTCCAGAGAAACCTGGGCGAGTTCAAGCTCTGGGGCGCATTGCGCATCGAGCTGATATGCCAGAGATTCCAAGAGGACGTGGTAACGGGCGACGGCAAGGTCACGCAGAAGGAACCCGACATCAAAATCAAAATTGTTTAAGGAGCACCATGAAGTCTTTCTACGAGTTCTACCAAAAGATGCTGAGCGAGCAGCCTGCGCCACAGCAGGCAGCGCAGGCTCCCGCAGCTGGAGCGCAGCCGCAGCAGCCACCGGCTCAGCAGCAGCAGCAACAGCAGCAGAAGCCGCAAGGGGGCGCTACCTCGCCTCCCATTCCCGATAAGGCTACGCAGACGATATTGGACACTTTGAAAGCCAACGCAGACAAGGTTGCCGATCCCAAGATGAAGAAGACGCTTGGCGACCTGCTGAAAACTATGGAGCAGCCTACCCCCGGCGCCGCTGGCCAGCAGCAAGCCGCCGCTCCTCAAGCTCAGCCTCAACAGCCTCAAGCCGCTCAAGCACAGGCAGCCCCCGCTGGTCAGGCCGCAGCTCAAAAGTGATGCGGCGTTCATAAAGCCCAGGCTTGTTGACTTTCAGGAACAAACGCTTGGGGAACTTCGGCTTTCTCAATATGATCGGCGCGTCGGCTATGTAGACGGCGCGCCGATTGCTATTTTTCCGAATCCTGAATGGTTTCATCTTTGACGACCGCCTTGCGATTTATCAGTCTGAGCCTTATCGACTTGGAACCTTGCTTCCCGTGCGTTTGGCTGCGAACCCTGTCGACGTGCTTCAAGACGCCTTCGGTGCCATGCTTCACGCTGATGTTGTTCAGCACCTTATATTTATCATCGAAGCTCTTTCCCCTGTGGTCCTTCCATGAGTTCGTGGCTATGTGCCTAGCGCAACCGCCAACGACCTCATCGAACATCGTCCTCGCCTGCTGCTCGTTGAGGGGCATGGGCTCCAAGGTATACGCCATCTTCTTGGGGATCACAAGTATTTGAGCGTAGGGCTCGCCCTTCCTGAAAATTATCTCCTGCCCTTTCCTCGGGTTCTTGAATACCACGAAGAAAATCTTGCCCCACCAGTTCGTTGCCAGGTGGCCAGGAATGGCGCACGGGACCGTATCGGTCTCATCTGTGTAGAAGCGGGGGTGCGGCTCGAGGCGGAGGACGTATCCCTCCGGCACCTTGATGTCCATGCAAGAGGTCATGCCGAAGTGGCCCGGGGCGAAGCTTGAGAACGGCGGCAGCGGCACATTTGGGACTCTTTTGTTCTCCTCGGTGAAATCCCCCGAAACCTTTATTTCATCGCCTTGCAAGGTGACTCTGGCTTCGGTGTCGAACGCATAGCACAATTCCAGCCCGTATGTAGCTCCTTCAACAAATGGGACGCAGTGCCACGGCTGCGGCCTGTCGCCGTCCGTGTGCTCGTTCGCCTCGCCACTCCAGCCGGGAATCTGGAGCTTGATCGGCTTCGGGGGCTCGCACTGATACCAGAGCCGATATTTGAGCGATACGCTTTCCATATTTGTCCCCGGACTGGATACCTAGCTTGAGGAGGCCAAATTGAGCGTAGAGAACCCAAATCAGCAACAGAGAGATTACGACCAATGCGACCCCAAGGCAAGCCGTCCCGACCCGATACTGGACCCGGCTCCCCCCTACTGCGACAAGGACCCTAACGCGCCCGAGAACCTTCGGATGGTCAACGACGAGTCGCTGAACTGGCTCAAAGACCAGACCATGAAGAAGACGGGCTTCGGTGCGAGGGTCGACTGCGACCCTATGCAGAAAGGCCACATACTCAACGATGTGGAGAGCCCATCTCGCGACACACTATACCGCTACAGCAAGGCGATGCGTGGCTGTGACGAGGCCATGCTGGACATGTTCCGCAACGTAGTTGTGATCGACGAGGACGGCAAGGCATGGCCCATACCCATACTGCTAGGCCCACCGGAAAAGGCCGTCGCCGCAATCGTGCAGGACAACGTGAGAAAGGACGAGACGTTGGTCGTCAACCGGCTAAGGCTCCCCATGCTGGCGCTCACCCAGACGAGCATCGACTACGACCTGAACAGGTACACATACCACCAGGCTCTGAACCTGATGCGAGGGAGGGACGGAAAGCCCGGACTGACCATCAGCGAGAAGTACAACCGTGACACCGTTTTCGGCGTCGCTCGTGGCATACCCGTGAACATAGGCTACACGCTGACCGCATGGACGACCTACCGTGAGGACATGAATCAGATAGCTGAACAAATAATTTCAAAATTTAGCCATCTGGCATACATACGAGTAACCGGCGTTCCGTGGGAGACTGTAGTCAAGCTCGAGTCGATTGCAAACAACATCAACAACGAGCCTGGCGACAAAGCGATAAGGATCATCAAGTTTGAGTTCAACATGGTTGCTCAGACCTACATCCCGCAGCCGATGACGAGAAAGAAAGCAGTGCTGAAGATGAAGGTGGATTTTGTCGATGGCCTAACGGACGAAGACATTACCCAAGTATTGATGAGAATTGAAGAGTCAGTAAAGGAACTGGAATGCTAGAGATCACCAACAAGAACAGGTTTCCTGTGCAATTGATTGTGAGGTCTAGGAAGGCCGTAAAGTCTTTCACAACTTTGAACTTGCCGGGCGTCGGTTCAGGAAAAAATGTTTATCTTTTAGAAGATGAGAGATCTACTGAATATATAGATAGAGCAGCAAATGATGGGTTAGTTTCCATCAGGAAAATCACAAACAAGATTCGAAAGGGAGAATAAGACTATGGCGATTCTTACAGGGTTCCCCCCGTCTAACACCATCAGCCCAAGTGTTAGGATTGCGGAAAAAGACTTGAGCTTCATCGCTCCTGAGCAGTCCAGCCACAGGGCGGGCCTGATTGGCTTTGCCTCCAAGGGCCCCATCAACCTGCCGACACCGATCTCGACGAGCCGACAGCTCCACACCGTGTTCGGAAACCCCCACCCCGATGTGGGCGATCCTTTCCTGATTTACGCCGCCGACCAATACCTGCTCGTCGCCAACGAGCTGTTCGTGGTTCGCGTCGGCGACGAGGACCCTGTAAGCGACGAGCAGGCGCTGACCGCCGCCGTCGACATCCCCGCCGCCGGCAGCCTGGTGGAGATTGAATCCGCCACCGCAGGCCCCTACGTGTTCAACGAAGACAGCTTCTTCCGCTGGAAGCTCAACGGCCAGCTGTCCGACAAAACTCTGGTTGTGCTGGCTAACCTGACCGGCTACAACGTGGACGACCTGGTTGAGGCCCTGAACGACCAGCTCGACACGGAGAACGACGGCATCGAGTTCTACGAGAGTGGATCGTCAACCCTCGGCGTGCGCACCACCTGGGCGTACGGCCCCGCCTCCTCCCTCGAGTTCGTATCGGTGCAGAACGCCATCTACGGCGGCTCCGTCAGCGACCCCGACAGCATCCGTGACAACCCCACGGGCCTCGGAACCGACATGGAGCGCGCCAGCGTCACCGGCACTCAGCAGTCCTACCCTGCTGTGTCGGGCGGCACCAGCGGCACCTGGGACTTCAGCGGCATCACCAACGCAAACATCCAGATCGTCCTCGACGGCACCGACAACGTGCTGATCGACCAGACCGTCCAGACCATTGAGTTCGGATCAGTCGACTTCCCCACCGACACCTTCGCCTCCACCCAGGATCTGGTCGACTACATCAACGACCAGAAGGTGGAGAACGGCGGACCCCTGCCCGGCGGCTGGACCGCCATCGCAGGCTCCCCGGGTGGCGTGGCGGGCGACACTGTCACCTTCGTGACCAACAGCCATGGCGTCGACGCCCGACTGCTCATCAAGGCAGAAAGCACCCTTGACGCAGCCTTGGGACTGTCCACCCTGACCAAGAGTGGCGCGACCCCCGAAGGCGTGACCGGAGCCGTGGACATCGAAACCTATGGCAAGGTCGTGGGCGACGAGAACACCACCGGCGAAATCACCTTCCAACTGAAGGCCGACAGCCCCGGCATCGACGGCAACTACACCCAGGTCGTGATCACCAACGACATCTACGACCGCAACTTCGTCATCGAAGTCTACAACAACAGCGTCCAAGTAGAATCTTGGGGCGGTTTGACCAAGAACGAAGCAAGCCGGTTCTACGTTGAAACCTACCTGGCCCTCGTGTCCGACTACCTCCGTGCAGTCGACGACACCACCGTGGGAGCAGGGCCTCTGCCAGGAACCTACACTCTGTCTGGCGGCACAGACGGCATCCCCGCCGACCCCGACGCGCAGGACGCCCTGCTCATCGGCAACCCGATCGGATACACCGGAATGTACGCCTTGAGCGAGCCCGAGCAGGTCAACATTGACCTCGTGGCCATCCCTGGGCACTCAAGCACCGCAGTCGTATCGGCGCTGCTCGAGTTCGCGCAGGTCTATCGCCAAGACTGCCTTGCGATCATCGACCCGCCCTTCGGCCTGACGGTCAAGGAAGTCGTGTCGTGGCAGAACGGCGCCCACCCGCTGAACCTCAAGAGGTTCGACTCCGACTTCGGCGCGCTCTACTGGCCCTGGGTCAAGATTTACGACGGATACAACAGGGTTGACGTTTGGTGCCCGCCCAGCGGCAGCATCATGGCGGTCATCGCCCGCAACGACTTCCTCGCAGCCCCGTGGTTTGCGCCTGCCGGCCTGACC